TCTTGTTGATGTCCGTCTCGCTCGTATTCTTGTACTCGCGTTCGGTCAGTTCGTCATCGTACTTGTCAAAGTCATCGATGCTCATCAGGATACGCAGGTTCGGGTTCTCGCGCAGGGCTTTCGGAATAGCCTTGCGGACAGCCTTCAACTTGCCGATCATGGAAGTATCGGCAGGAGCCGGGACCACTATCACGTCCGAGTCCTTGGCAGCCTGTGTCAGGATACCGTTAAAAAGGTGGTCGTCATCACTCCCGAACTCGCCGTTGATGTAATGCCAGCCCAACTCGAATTTCACGCTCTTGCTGAGTTCGTCAAGCAGCGTGTTCTGGGCTTCGGGAGGAAGTTCGGCAAACACAAGGTTGCCTTTCGGCTGCCACTTGCGCCAGATATGCTCGAAAGCGCGGGGGTTGAAAGTGGTGAACGCCATGAAATCCTCCGGATCCAAAGATTTCTCCGAGTAATTGAAGTTACCCTTCGAATCCTCCAGGCCCGGGTTCTCCTTGCGTTTCTGGAGCATCTTGCCGGTCTTGATACGCGGCAGGCTGATTTTCTTCTCGACGCCGGGGATCACCATGATCAGGCCTTTTTCCACAAGGTCGTTCCCGGTACAGGCGAGTACCAGGATCTTCTCCAGTACCTCACCGTTGTAGTTGGTGTTTCTTACTACTATTGCCATAGCAAATATTTTTATTAATGTTTCAACTTGTCCTTAATCTCGGTCATGCGCTTGTTCCAGGGACTTTCATTTGTCGGGTTCACACGCAGGTCGGTCATGACTTTACGTTTCGGGGAGAGTTTCTCCAGCGCCTTTCCCCGTTTTCACGGTCCTTGGACAAAAGGTTCTCATAGATGGGGCGGGTGGTGGCGTCGATACGCCCGTCATTCTCCGCGTCATCAAGCAGTTTCTTACGGGCGGCGGCTTCATCCGCATCCGCCTTGTCCCGGAACTCCTTCAGCTCACCCTTCAGGCGGGTGACTTCGGCATCAAGGCCCGGAACTTTCCCGGCTTCCGTTTCCAGAAGCCCGACTTCACGGAGAAAATCGTCATCTGTCACGCAGTTCTTGAACCGCGGACGTTTCTTCAGTTCGTCTAAATTCATGTTACTCTTGTTTTGTGGCTTGTGCAGCCGGTTATTGAATATTTGGAATACCTGTTCAGGGGTACTGTCCTCCGGAAGGGGGGCGGCATCATAGATACCGTCAATAAGGCCAAGCGCCAGCGCTTCATCGGCACGCAGCCAGTGGTCCTTGCCGTCGAAATACAACGAGCGGATTTCCTCCTTGTCCTTTCCCATGCGGGCGGCATACATCTCGCAAAGGGTGTCCTCCAGCGATTCGATCTCGCGGATGCACCCCCGCATTTCCTCCTTGTTGCCGTAACAGCCTCCCTGGACACTGTGGAGCATCAGACGGGCATAACGGCTCA